AAGGAGGTCAGCACTAGCGTTAATAGAAATGTCTCGTATGTCATTTATTAATCTTTCGGTAATAAGCGGGATGCGCTTAATCTTCTCGTTGAGTGCAGCGTTCTCATCCTTTAGAATAACTGCACGATCTGGGGTTATGAAACCAAGTTGGTGGCTTACAGCAACCAAACAACGGTAACAAAGGTAGACCATTCCATGATAGTCGATCTGCTTGTCTAGGTCGACAAGGATGTTGTCAAGCCCGCCACTTGCTCCACAAGCAACACATTCGTGTGGAACGTGTGGTGCGCGGGTGTATGTTTGAAAAGTTCTAGGCATTATTTGTCTCCTTTTGACTTGAGGCGTTTGGACAGCGCTGCTGCCTTAGCCTTTGCGTCAGACTTAGATGATGCTCCCCATGCTTGTAGGGATAGTAGTAGACGGGTAGGTCTACCCTTCTCATCATACTCTGGTCCAGGCATTCCCGCCATACGAGCAAGAAAAGATGCTCTACGAGGGTTGTCGCCTGATTTTACGGGTGGTCGTAGATTAGATCCAGGGTTTTGTGCTTCGTAGGACTTGCGACCAGTCTCGTTTAAACCACCTTTAGGGTTTTTACCAGCCTTACGCTGCCATGCTCCGCTAGCCATTATTCCCATCCTATTGTTTCGTCAGAGGCGTTCTTAAACGTCCAGGAGGACGTTCCGTTATCTCGTCTTGTGTCTTGTTCTACTGCATTAAGTGTATCACCAAACTCGTGCATCATCTCTCTTTGCCCGCTCATAACATCTGGTGTTAGGTCGTCCATAAGAGTAAAGAAGTATCTTGATGAGTCAAATGCGTGGTTGTATTTGTCTTGGATTTCTTCAAGTTTGTTTAAGGTCATTTCGGCTTGCCGGTTCGCTCGCCGCTTGAACTTAAGTTTAGATAACTCTCCAATAAGATTTTGACAGTCGTCTGTTATGAGCCAGAAAGGTTTATTTGTCCTTGGATTTATCTTGATGTATTGTTGCATTTTGTTTAAACCAATACCAATTTGGCGGGGAATAATGTCAATAACTATGTTCATGCCACCAAGTTGGAACTCTTGAAGGTAAGAAGTTCCTTTTACTCCGTTAGTTTGAGCCAGAGCAGGGTCACCAACGACCATGAACGGCTGTATATTCCATTCTCGGTTGATTCTGTGGAAGGCTTCACAGTGCTCTTGGATGGTCATTTGCGCCTGATAGTGCTCTGCGAAGGTTGTAATGGTGCCATCGGGGGCTACAGCGTGCCATAGGATGGCTGTGGGGTCTCTCCAACCATAGTCAACTGACACATAAACTCGGTGCTTCTTAGTAAGTTTAAACTCTTCCGAGGGCAGGGCATGGGTTGAACGGTGGAAGTCTTTAAATACTGCGCCACCAACCTGGATGAACTGACCTTTTTCACGGATTGCTCGTTGTTCAGGGGTTAGTGAGGATAGGTAGTCTTCAATAGCCTTCTTGTCCAGGTATGGGTTGTCCGACATTTCTACTTCGACTACGCCGAACTGCGGGTGGCCTTGCTTGCCTGGTAAGTAGACCTGTTCGTAGATGTATTCCATACCTTCAACAGGAGTGAGGGTCATCCACCAGTCCCCGTTGGTGTCTACAAGACGGGCACGACATTCGTCGTACACCATTTCTGGCGGCTCTTCGTCAAAGTGGACGAAGTGTCGAGAGGTTCCAGCGAACTTTTGCAGGTCCTGGTCGTAAGACATGAACTCTACAAAAGATCCGTTGGATAGGGTTAGTACCCTACGTTCTTTGGAGTATGAGTCTTCCCAGGAGCCGTTGACCAGTAGTGAAGGCGGGACCCATTGTTTGAATTGAGGTAGGAGGATTTTATCAATTCCGGAGGAGAAGTCGACTCCAACAACACGTCCACGGATAATACCTTCGGGGACCTTCCTATGTGGATGCTCGCCTTTGAGATAGTAAATGTCTTCGATAACTCCAGCAACAGTTTTGCCGCTTCGGTTACCTCCAACGTAGAGTCTATGTTTATGTTGATCTGCGCTGAATTCGATTTGTTTTGCATGCGGTTTGTACCTATTTATGTTGGGTTGGGAGGCGGATATTCTCATTTGTTCCGAGATGCTGAACAGCATTTCGGATGGTCTAATTAATTTTTTGGGACTAGCCACGGATTAGGTCTGTCAATTCTTTTAAAGTTAGTCTAACAATAGGGTCACTATTACCAGAATAATTACTGAGGGGATTACTAAGCCGAACAAGAACGCTAAGAGTGGTGTAGGCCCACCAATTGCCGCTGCGATCACTAGAGAACCCAGCACGCTGAGTGACAAGAAACCCGTAAGTGCCTGACGCATTTAGGCACTCGATTCTGGCTTCTTCAAGCCATTTGATTGTTTGTTCGTGTGAAGCCGTCTTTGCACTGGCTCCTCCTTTTACCTCGAAAACGATTAGACCGTGCTGTTCGTCGTGTAACCAAACATCGCCTTGGTCTAGGGAACCTGTTAGTACGTTTCGGCGGGCTTCTAGTTCGCTGTAACCTTCACGTAGTAGATGCTTACGTACGCCAGTTTCGGCAGATGTGCCAATTTGTTTTGCCTTACTCATTCGTCTCTTTCGTGCTAATATTCAATTATGGCAGAATCCCCAAACATTGACGTAAGTCAGTTGCATTTGTCGGCTGATACCGACACCGGGGCTACTGCTATCCATCATACTCTTGGTCCGAAGCCTTTTCAAGCCTCACCTGGAAGTCACCGCCATGATGGTAAGGACTCTGTCCGTTTAGATTTTAATGATTTAATGAATAGTTGGATGAACATTGATGGCGGCACTCCGTCAACAATTTATACTCCTATTCCTCACCTTGATGGAGGCGCAGTTTAATGGCTGTTATTATTCAGATTCGACGTGGCACTGCTGCGGAGTGGACTGCCGCTAACCCTGTTCTTGCTCATGGTGAGATGGGTGTTGAGACTGACACTTTAAAGGTAAAGATTGGTGACGGATCTACTGCTTGGGTTAGTCTTCCTTACTTTACGCAGGGTGCTACAGGTGCTACAGGTCCGACTGGTCCAACAGGTCCAACAGGGGCAACTGGTGCTACTGGTGCTACTGGTGCGGCGGGTACGAATGGTACGAATGGTACGAATGGTACGAATGGTACGAATGGGGTGGATGGGGATTCGGCTTACGAAGTTGCTGTAGCAAATGGTTTCGTTGGAACTGAAGCCGCTTGGTTGACTTCTCTTGTTGGAGCCACGGGTGCTACTGGTGCTACTGGTGCTACTGGTGCTACAGGTGCTACGGGTGCTACAGGCGCTACAGGGGCGGCAGGCACAAATGGTACAAATGGTACAAATGGTACAAATGGTACAAATGGTACAAATGGAGTGGATGGTGATTCGGCTTACGAAGTTGCTGTAGCAAATGGTTTTGTTGGAACTGAAGCCGCTTGGTTGACTTCTCTTGTTGGAGCAACAGGCTCAACTGGTGCTACTGGTGCTACTGGTGCTACTGGTGCTCAAGGTCCCATAGGTTTGACTGGTGCTACCGGTGCAACAGGTGCTACAGGTGCTACAGGAGCAACTGGTCCAGGTGTACCAACTGGAGGTACTGCTGGTCAAATCCTTACCAAAAACTCGACCACAAATTATGACACTGTTTGGGCTGCACCTGGTGCGGCTGCTTACACCACTGTTGTAAAACAGTTGGTACGTAACGACACTGGTGCAACTGTTACTAAAGGTCAAGTTGTTTACATAACAGGTGCAAACGGAACCCACGCTCTAATAGGTTTAGCAGACGCTGACACTGAAGCAACTTCGTCAAAGACGCTTGGTATTCTTGAGCAAGACTTGGCTGCTAACGCAGACGGTTACGTTATTACCGAAGGTTTGCTAGATAACGTAAACACTGGTTCGGCTACTGCTGGTCAGTCTGTTTGGTTATCTTCAACTGCTGGTGGTTATGTTTTTGGTGCACCACCTGCCGAACCAGCGCACAGCGTTTACCTTGGTATTGTTCGACGAGCAAATAGCAGCAACGGACAAATCCTTGTCAAAGTACAAAACGGTTATGAACTTAATGAGTTGCATGACGTGTTTACTGGTTCTGCAGTATCGGGCGATCTACTTAAATATAATGGTAGCGGTTGGATTAATTCAGCCCAGTCCACTTTGGCTATTGCCCCGTCACAGGTCACCGGTACTGCAGTCATAACTACGGATACTCGCTTGTCTGACTCACGCACCCCTACCGCTCACGCTTCAACCCATGGTTCTGCAGGATCTGACCCTATTACTGTTGCACAGTCACAGGTCACTAACCTAACAACCGATTTAGCAGGCAAGGCAGCCTCAAGCCATACGCATGATGCGGCTGATGTTACTAGCGGAACTTTCGCTATCGCCCGTATCCCTACGGGGACAACTGGTACAACTGTTTCCTTAGGTAACCACACGCACACTATTGCTAACGTTACTGGTTTGCAAACAGCGTTGGACGCAAAACTTACTACCGCTGACACTGGTTGGCTTACCTCTACCGTAATCAGTGCAGCAACAGGTTGGTCTGTAACTTCTTACAACATTAGAAGGTTAAACGGTATAGTAAACGGAATCCTTACAGTAAGCCGTTCTGGTGGAAACGTAACAGTACCAGCAACTGGTAACATTACAAACCAAAACGTAGCAACCTTAACCTCTGGATGGTACAACACAACCTCAGACAGTGGAATGGTACTAACTAACGGTTCAGGTCCTCTTACAGGTGGATACATTCAATCAAACGGAACTATAACCATTAGCGCAATGTCATCTGGTGCAACAATCTCAACTGGAGACACTTTCAGTTTCACACTGTTTGAAATGGTATAA